AACCCAATCCGCATTTAGAGCATGGAAAGATTCATTTATGGTGTTATTGGTGCGGTGCTAGAGCAGTATTGATTAAACCAAGCGATACATTAGCAATACTAAGAAAGGCACAAGAGAAATGAACGACTTTTCAACACCATACCTTGCATTGCACAAATTAATGAAAGATTTTCACGAAACCATTACCAAAGGCAATTACCAGCAAGCCCATGAAATATCCATAGATATTGTGGATGTTGCCCAAGAACTTGAAGATATATCTAAAGGGTTACGTGATGCCCATACTGATTGAGTTAAGCCCAGCCGAAATACAAATGGCCGCTTTAGTAGGCACCCAACGTACCGTGCAATGTATTCAAAACGGTTCTAAACATCGTTACGGGGCTAAAGATACCGATGCTTGGCAAATGAGTATTGAAGGGGCTATGGGCGAATGTGCGCTTGCAAAGCATCTTGGCATATTTTGGTCAAAAGGAATTCCCGGCGCAACTGACGTAGGCCCCCATGACGTAAGACAAACCCCATTAGCACATGGCAAATTAATCGTACATCCTACTGATGATGATAACCGCCGTTTTTATTTAGTAACTGGTTTAATGGGTAAATATACTATTCACGGTTATATGTATGGCCGCCAAGCTAAACAACAAAAATATTGGGCTGATCCCCAAGGCACCAATAGATTTGCGTATTTTGTTCCACAAACCGACCTGATTGCGGATAATGTTCAAATTACAACTGAACCTTCCTCAACCGGACATTGGTTAGATGACTAAAAAAGAAAGTGAACATTATGCAAAGTTGGCACGACTGGGGTGCATATTGTGCCAACAAAATGGAATTACCGATACCGATACCCCCGTGGAAATCCATCATATTCGCCGACATGGCCAGCCACGTAAAACCGCTAAAACTATACCCTTGTGTATGTGGCACCACCGCCTTGGAAATACCAGCGTTCATTCCCTTGGCCACCGTGGATTCCAAAAATACTGGGGCTGGAGTGAAGAAGATTTACACGAAAAAGTTGAAGAATTGCTAAATGAATGAACTTACTTTCCCCTGGCCGCCTTCTGCTTTAAAGCCAAACGTAAAAACCCATTGGACCAAAAAAGCCAAGTTTGCCAAGGAATATAAAGAAACTTGCTTTTATTTAACTAAAGAAGCCAAAACACCACAAATTGCATATAAGTCATTGGAAATGGTATTTTATCCACCAAACAGGCGTGGATTTGATTTGGACAATATGCTGGCTACTATGAAATCCGGTATAGATGGCATGAGCCTAGCATTAAATATTAATGACAATTGTTTTAAAAAAATATCAGTTGAAATGTCAGAGGATATTGGTGGTTTTGTAAAAATTCACTTAAAATGAGTTATGGCAGATGAATACGAACTAGGCACCGTTGGCCCTATTCCAACGGTCAATCCCAATGTAGCAAAAATTGGCGAAATGTTAAAGCTTGCTAAAAAATATGCTGATCAATATTACGTTAAAGAAAACGTACCGTTAATTGGTGGAACTACCCTAGGAGAATTTTTATTAGGTAAAGCCCCGGAAGAAATTGAACGTATAGGCCAAGGCGATTACCCATTTAGAAACCCCAATGAAGTAGTTAGAACTGGTGGAAACCGTGCAGAAATATTTAAAACAGGGCGTTTTCAACCTACTTTTGACGTAGCAACAAACGTTTTGGCCCCATTAGTTGGTGCCGCTAAATTTGGAAAAAGCAGTTTAATTGAAGCAAATATAGCCAAAGGATTTAAAGATGAAGGAAATTATCGAAGGGTGGGAGAACCACAATCAATCCTTGAAAGATTTGGGATTACCGGAAATGACCAAGGAAGATTACCAGGCGGCCTTATTGAGAACGCCGGCAGAATTACACGAAGAAGCAATCCGGATGACATTAAGGCACAAACAGAACTCATCCAGGCAAACTTAAATAATCCTGAATTTAACAAAGCTTTAACATTAGCTAAAAAACATAATCCTGAATTTGATTTTCAAGCCATCAAAGATATGCCGGAATCATCCTTGGCCAAACAACACGCTATTGCTAGAACTTATGATTTGTTAACTAAAGAATCGGTTTCGCCCCAGCTTAAACAAGCTATTTTTGATGATTACATGGTTAAACACCCTGAAATGATGAAAAAAGAAGGCATTAAAGATTACGATGATTTAGTAATTAAATCTTATGGTCAATTAAGAAAAGAAGTTGACCAGCAATTTGACGATATGGTTAAAGGCGGCATGAAATTGTCGTATCACCAGGGCGATGCTAATTACATGGATTCTAGGGAAATGTTGCGTGATGCCCTTGTAAACCAGCATTTATATACATACCGTGGTGGTGACGTACACCCATTATTAAATGATTTAGACCCTTATTACGGTTTAAACAGTAACGAAAAATTTAGAGCCGTACATGATTATTTTGGCCACGGTACAACTGGGGCAACTTTTGGCCGTAAAGGTGAAGAAATTGCTTATGGTGCCCATGCCCAAACATTAAGCCCATTAGCTAGAATAGCGGCCGCCGCTGAAACTAGGGGCCAAAACAGTTTTGTTAATTATTCCGGCATCAATGCTGACCTGGAACAAAAAATGATGTCAACCAGGATAGCCAAAGACCAAGCAATACATCGTGGTGAATCCCCTGAACAATACGATGCCATTTTGCGTGACCTAGGCGGCCAATGGCAGTACGCAAAACAACAAGGCGTGGCATTACCACCGGATATGTTAGAAGCTGGTTACAGGGGCGAAATGCCTGATTACATTAAAGGCAATCTATTTCCGGAACACGGCATAAGTCATAAGGGCTACCATTATTCCAATTTAGCTGACCTGGAAACAACTGATCCAACTAAATACGGTTATGGAATCCGGGGCGAAGAAGCTAAAAGACTAGCCCTTCCAGGATCAATTAAAGAACGCACTTATTTTTATAATGAACCAGGTATGCGTGAACCTGGACTTGGCCGTAATCAATATGAAGCGGATTTAGAACATTTTTATGATACTGAAACTGATCCAGCCGGCATTATTCGCATGGCAGATAACTTTAATCGTGATAAAAACGGAATATTAGATACCGCCGGCCGGGCTAATGACATAGAACGTATGATGCGTGAAGCTGGGTATCAAGGTTACTTTAATCAAAACACCGGAGTAGGTATATCTTTTGAACCACAAAAGGTTCGTGAATATTCACGTGAATAGTTGACAAGGTAGTAAAATAGACGAAAATGTAGTTTGTATTCCCCCATCACATAGGAGAACTAATCATGGGCAAAATGGATTCAATGAAGGGCGTACCTTCAACAACTGGCGCAACTTCCCCAAAAGGCGTTGATTCTTCAGATACTACTGGCGAACGTCATGGCAAAATCGTTAATGGCGTAGCAATGGGCAAAGAAGATATGACCGGCCCTGACAACCAGTTTAATACTGGCCGTACCGCTGGTGTTTGCTATACCCATACACGTGGTGCTTACAAATCTGAAGATAGCAACTGCTAATTATGGCTTTTACCGCTGATCTAAACCCAAAAGGTAGTAAATCTATGGATTTGCTTGATTTAGTGAAGATGGAAGATTATTTGGGCCGCAGATCTACAAAGTTACCGGCTAAAGTAAATAACATGGTTAAAAGTAGTGCTGATGATAAAGGCGTTGAATTTCGGTTTAACACCAATCAGAACGCTAACGATACAACAGGATAAAGCGAAAAGCCCTAGCACGTGAAGGTAAACTAGGGCCTTTCTAACCAATACAAGTAATCGGAGAACTTGCAATGGCTGATGTTGATTTTATATTAAAACCCCTGGGGGACAAGATAGTTGTTCGCCCGGATAAACGCATTTTAAGCACCACTATCATTGTTGAAAACAAGGAAGTGGACAACATGGGTACGGTAGTAGCCGTAGGCCCTGGCAAGCGTATAAAAGGCCGCCGGCAAGATATGCCAGTAGAGGTAGGCCAGCACGTTAGATTCGGCACTATGGACAAGGATTCCACCGCAGAATACCTAAAATATCAAGAATACTTTACTAACGATGAACGTTATCTGATAATGTCATGGCAAGACGTATGTTTTGTAACTGATAAAGGACAAGCAAATGGCAACTAAACCCGGTTTGTATGCAAATATCCATAAAAAGCAAGAACGTATCGAAAAGCAAAAGGAAGCTGGCGGCAAAGTAGAACGTATGCGTTCACCTGGTAGCAAGGGCGCACCGACTGCCGAAGCATTTAAACAATCTGCCAAAACTGCAAAGAAAAAGTAATGGCTACTAAAAAACACGATAAGCCCATAGAGCATAAGACCACCGGCAAGGGTAAGACTTATAACCCTACGGATAAAGGTGCTGGCATGACCGCTAAAGGCCGTGCTGAATATAACGCCAAAAACAATGCAAACCTAAAACCGCCAGCCCCTAATCCAAAGACAGAAAAAGATAAAGGGCGTAAAGCTTCTTTTTGTGCAAGGATGGAAGGCGTAGTAAAAAAAGCTAAAGGGCCAGCGGAACGGGCTAAAGCTAGTTTAAAGAACTGGAACTGCTAATGTTTAAGCGGCTAATTGAATGGATGATTAATGTATTTGAACCAGCCCCAGCCATTGTAAAACGCAAGCCCCGTCCCCAAGTAAAGAAAACTACACCACGAAAGACTACTATGCCATTAAAGAAATCCACAAGTGCTAAAGCATTTAAAGAAAACATTAAGACAGAAGTAAAAGCCGGTAAGCCAGTAAAACAAGCCGTAGCTATTGCTTATAGTGAAAAGCGTGAAGCGGCAAAAACAACTAAACCTAAAAGGAAGTAAGAATGATCACTTTTGCAGACATTGAAGTTAAAGACGTACAACTAATCCTTGCCGGCCTAAAGAAACTGCCGATGGAACTTGTTGAAGAACTTCATAACAAACTACTTACAAGTGCTAATGAACAATGGATAGCCAAGAACAAGCCAGTAGAAGGCCAACCCGAAATAAATCCTGATGACATTACAATTGTCAAAAAAGAAACGGAAACCGCATAATGACTACCCCAAACGTATATCTGCCATACCCTATTCCACAAACACCGGAAGAACTGGAAGCGGATATTAACGCCTTGGTAAGCCAACCTGGAGTTCCAACAAGCTTAACTAATCTTGTAGATGCAGTAGAGGAAAGCCCAACAACTCAAGCTGATATAGATGCGGCAGAAGCCAATGCCAATACAACGGCAGACGAGTAAAGAAAGCTTTACAAATCATGACATTACCAATTGAAACAAATAAAGGGAAGGGCGCACCTGAAGGCAATGACAATGCTAGGAAGGGAAAGCTATTCTATGATCAATTGCGTAGGGTATTGGTACAGAACGATTCATTGAAGCTACGCCAGGTAAGCGAGAAGCTAGTGGATGCCGCTATTGAAGGTGAACCGTGGGCAGTCAAAGAAATTATGGATAGGATGGATGGTAAGGCAGTAGCCATTCAAGAAGTTACTGGTCCTAATGGGGCAGAACTTAAAACTGGCTTTACGTTAGTTTTTGAAGAACCTAATGGCAACGATTCAGGAAGCTAAAGCTAAAGCACGGTTTCCGGCAAAGCTTAAGTGTTTATTTGTTCCTGAAAAGGCACGGTATAGAGTGCTTTACGGCGGTAGGGGCGGCTCAAAATCTTGGAATATTGCCCGTGCCCTATTGCTTAAAGGGTGTGAACAACCAATACGGGTACTATGCGCCCGTGAATTCCAAACCAGTATTAAAGATTCCGTGCATAAATTGCTATGTGATCAAATATTTGCCTTGGAAATAGAAGCCCATTATGAAATTACTGAACGCACCATTAGGGGCATAAACGGTACTGAATTCATATTTGTTGGGGTAAAGAACAATACAAACAACGTTAAATCCATTGAGGGTATAGACGTTTGTTGGGTAGAAGAAGCCCAATCTGTAAGCCCTAATAGCTGGAACGTCCTTGTTCCTACTATCCGTAAAGCTGATAGCGAAATATGGATTAGTTTTAACCCTGAACTACCAACCGATGAAACCTGGAAGCGGTTTGTAATGAACCCACCGGAAAACGCAGTAGTTCAGAAAATCAACTGGTCAGATAACCCTTGGTTTCCTGAAGTATTAGATTTAGAACGCAGAGCATTACAAGGGCGTGATACAGAAGCGTATAACAACGTATGGGAAGGAATTCCCCGTCAGACGGTCAATGGTGCCATATTTGCTAAAGAAGTCACTATGGCTGAATTAGAAGGCCGTATATGCAATGTTCCTTGGGATGCAACCAAGCCATGCCATGCGGTGTTTGACCTTGGGTGGGCAGACCAAACTGCCGTGTGGATTCTGCAATTTGTGGGACAAGAAACAAGATTGCTACGTTATTTTGAAGATAGTCAGCAAACCATTAGTTATTACATGGCCAAACTGCAATCATTCGGATATACCTATGACACGATATGGTTACCACATGATGCCAAAGCTAAATCCCTGGGCACCGGCAAATCCATAGAAGAAATAGTACGGGCTACTGGCATGAAGGTACAAATCCTTGATAGGGTGCCAGTAAATGACAGTATTAATGCCGCTAGAACCATATTCAATAAATGCTATTTTGATAGGCAAAATACTGAAGAAGGCTTACAATGTTTAAGACATTACCGGTATGACGTTGACCCTGACACGAAAATGTTTAGTGCCAAGCCACTACACGATGAATATTCGCACGGGGCCGATGCGTTCAGGTACATTGGTTTAATGATTAATGAGCCTAGAAAAGCCCAGCCACAAAAGGCTAATCAACGGGCACCGATAGGCTGGATGGGATAAATATGGCTGATACGTACGATGAAAAGAAGTATTACGGTGATACAGACGGGGATTCCCGGATTACCGAAGCAATTGAATTCTTACGTCAGGCCGCCGAAGCCGATACAACTAATCGTCAAGAAGCCCTAGATGATGTTAAGTTTGCCGCTGGTGATCAATGGCCAGTAGAAATTCAAAATAGCCGTACATTAGAAGCCAGGCCATGCCTAACCATCAATAAAGTGGATGCGTATGTAAGGCAGATTTGCAACCAACAACGCCAGCAACGCCCACGTATTAAGTGCCAGGGCATGAATAATGAAACTGATGCCAAGATGGCTGAAGTTATTACTGGTATTTGCCGTCACGTTGAAGTTAATTCCAATGCAGACCATGCTTATGACACCGCTTTTGATTTTGCAGTACGTATGGGCTGGGGTTATTGGCGTGTCACTACTGATTATGTACGTCCTGATTCGTTTGATCAAGAAATCTACATCAAGCCAATTGATAATCCATTCACCGTTTATTTTGACCCTAATTCAGTAGCACCGGATGGTTCAGATGCAGAAAAATGCCTAATTACCGTGGTAATGGCTAAAGAAAACTTTAGAAAAATGTACCCTGATGCAGACGATGGCGGTAGTTTTTCTGCCCGTGGTACCGGTGATAGCAATTCAGAATGGGTAACAAAGCATGATATTCGTATTGCTGAATACTTCTATACCCGTATTGAAAGCACCCATTTAGTTCTATTGTCAGACGGCACAACCGCTTATGAAGATGAATTGCCAAATAAAGAAACAATGGAATTGGCTGGAATTTATGAAGTAAGCAAACGTAAAACCTTTAGAAAATCTATTAAATGGTGCAAGCTTACTGCTATGCAAGTGCTAGAAGAAGGCACTTGGGCTGGTAAATACATCCCAGTTGTACCAACTTATGGCCAACAATGCGTAGTGGATAACAAACGTAAGAAGTTTGGCCTGGTTCGTATGGCTAAAGACCCACAACGTATGTATAACTTTTGGCAAACATCCATGACTGAATCCGTAGCCCTGGCACCACGGGCTAAATGGATCATGGCAGAAGGCCAAGATGAAGGCCACGAATCTGAATGGTCAAACGCTAACAATACGGCTTATTCTTATTTGCGTTACAAGCAAACAGACATAAGCGGTCAACCAGCACCACCCCCAATTCGCCAAGCACCGGAACAACCGCCAACTGGCATTATGGCGGCGGCACAATCCATTACCCAAGATTTGCAAGCCGTAGTAGGTATTTTTGACCCTAGCCAACTGCCACAAGGCATGATGAGTGGTAAAGCGTTGAATGGTCAGCAAATGCAAATGGATATGACCAACTTCCATTATTACGACAATTTGACCCGTTCTATTGCCCATACTGGCCGTATTATTCTTGACCTTATCCCTAAAATTTACAGTTCTGAACGGGTAATGCGGATTATTGGGGATGATGGTAAACCCGAATTAACCACAATTAATCAACGTACAGGCCAACAAGATGAAAACGGCATTGAGAAAATATTAAATGACGTAACCGTTGGCGAATATGACGTAGTGATGGAAACTGGCCCTGGTTACAACACCAAACGCCAGGAAGCAGTTGATTCCATGATGACCTTATTAGGTGCTGATCCGGCTTTAATGCAACAAGCTGGTGATTTAATCTTTAGAAATATGGATTTCCCTGGTGCTGAAATCATTGCAGACCGCCTTGCCGCAGTCAATCCGCTGGCACAAATTGATGAAAAATCACCAGTTCCACCACAAGTTCAAATGCAATTAGCACAGAGCCAACAACAAATGCAAGCAATGGCACAACAAATTCAGGCCTTGCAGATGATGATTAAGAACCGTCAGGATGTTGAACAAGTACGTCAAGTTGGTGAGGACCGCCGTGCGGTATTGTCGGCTGAAGTTAAGATGCGTGACCAAAACACCCGTTCATTGACTAGCCAAAATAAGACTGAAATTGATGCGTTGATGAAGTTAATTCTTGGCCACATGGACACCGCCAGGTTAGAAGCTGAAATTGCTTCAAGGAACATGGATCAATATGGTGTTATGGAACAAGCAACACAATCTATTGAAGATAATATGGCCGTGATGATGCCGCCACCCCCACAACAACAAATGCCACAAGGCCAACCGCAACAAGGGCAATTACCACCACAAATGATGTAGTTGCAAAACACTACATTTAGTATTAAGATAGCTTTACAACACTACCTATGGTGTTTTCATAGGGTTAATTCTTGGGATAATAACCATGTCAGAAGCACAAGTAGTGGACCAGCCTAAACAAGCCAGTTCAATAGTAACAAGTGAAAATTTAGCTGAATACAATGCTGATAAATTAGGTTTAGCTTCCGAATCAAGCCCAACTGCGGCTGATACTGTTGATGAAAAATCCAGTTCAGAGCCAGCGGCCGATAAAGGACAGAGTGAACCAGGATTAGCGGAAGATGAAGCGACCGGAACAGAAGAAAAGAAGCAAAACCCAAAGTTAGAAAAACGTTTTTCTGAATTAACCAAGGCACGTAAAGAAGCTGAAGCACAAGTAGCTGAAGAACGTAAAGCCAGGGAAAGTTTAGAAGCACGTTTAGCGGCATTAGAAGGCAATCGGGCACCCAACCAGGCACCTGAAAGCAATCAAAAGCCGTCCCCTGACAGTTACAAAGATGCTTTTGAATATGCAGAAGCATTAGCGCAATGGTCAGCGGAAAACGCATTAGCAAAGCGTGAACAGGAAGTAAAGCAGAAGGAAGTTGAAGCTAAACGTGCCACGGTTATAAAGACTTGGCAAGAAAAGCTAGAAGCTACTAAAGCTGAATTACCTGATTACGAAGTTATGGTGTCATCAAGTTCTATGTCAGTAAATGATACGGTGCGTGATGCGATTGTTGAAAGTGACGTAGGACCAAGAATCCTATATGAACTTGCAAGCAATGATGAATTAGCTGAAAAGCTTTCAAACATGACTACGGCTGGTGCTTTAAAACTAATTGGGAAGCTGGAAGCGCAGTTTGAAAAGACTGAAGAACCAGCGAAAGCGGAAAAGAAAACTGTTGCGGCGAAGTCTAAAGCACCTGAACCTATTCGTCCTTTAAGGTCCACGGGTGGCGTAGCCGATGTAGGTACTGATGGAAGTGATATGTCATACCAACAATGGAAAGCCGCACGACAAGCCGGGAAGATTAGATAAAGGTTAAACCTAATTTAATTTTGAAGGAAATATCATGTCAAATAATTTATTGACGATTAGCAAAATCACCAACGAAGCGTTGATGGTTCTTGAAAACGAATTAACTTTTACTGGTCAAGTTGACCGTAATTATGATGATCAGTTCGCTGTTGTTGGGGCCAAGATAGGCCAAACCGTTAATGTAAGACGTCCTGGACGATTCCTAGGCGCAATTGGACCGAATTTAGTAGTTGAAGATTTCAACGAAACTTCAGTACCAGTTACATTGTCAACACAGTTCCAAGTTTCAACACAGTTCACAACACAAGATTTAGCATTGTCTTTAGATATGTTCTCTGACCGTATTTTGAAGCCAGCTATTGCTACTGTTGCTAACAAAATGGACCGTGATGGTTTATTAGTTGCTAAAAACAACACCGCAAACATCGTTGGTACTGCTGGTACTGCTCCAACTGGTTTGATTACTTACCTGACTGCGGCCGCTTACCTTGATTCTGAAGGCGCACCACGTGATGGTCGCCGTTCATGCACAATCGAGCCATTTACTTCTTCAACTATCGTTGATAGCTTAAAAGGTTTGTTTGTTCCAACTGAACAGATTTCTAGCCAATACACCAAGGGCCTAATGGGCCGTGATTCCGGTGGTATGAACTGGTATATGGATCAGAACGTTGTTTCACAAACTTTCGGTTCTTATGCTTCTGCAACATTGTCATGCAACGTAACAACTGCAACTGGCTTCCTAACTAGCGGATGGGCTTATTCAAGCAACATCACTATTGGTGCTACTTCTGCGGCCGCTACATTGAACCAAGGCGATACATTCACAATCGCTGGCGTTTATGCAGTTAACCCACAGAACCGTCAGTCTTATGGCAAATTGCGTAACTTTGTAGTTCAATCTACAACTGCAATTGGTTCAGGCGGTACTGCAACTGTTACCGTTGTTCCAGCCGTTATTACCGCTGGTCAGTTCCAAAACGTAAGCGTTACATCAACTGGTTCACAGACAGTTACACCATTTAACAATACTGGTGTAGTTTCCCCACAGAACATTTTGATGCACCGCAATGCGTTTACATTAGCTTGTGCTGACTTGGAATTGCCTGAAGGCGTTCATTTTGCCGGCCGTGCAAGCGACAAAGAACTAGGTCTATCAATTCGTGTCGTACGTCAATACACCATCAATAACGATAGTATTCCTACTCGTTTGGATGTGTTGTATGGCTGGGCACCTTTGTACCCTGAACTTGCTTGCCGGGTAGCATCGTAATTAATCGTAGGGGGAAACCCCTACTTTTCAACTAAATTTAAGGAATTAAAATCATGGCAAATCCAGGACCAGCAACAACCGTAACGAATCACCCTTCAAATCTAGCAACCAATCAAGCTATTCGTTTGTTGGCTTCTTACCAGGGTGTTAACGTCAATGCAACTGGCGATACCGTTCTTCCAATTTTGAACACCGGTAGCTATTCAGTTTCTAACGTTATTTTCACTAACGCATCAACCAGTTTGACAACTGCCGCCGCTGGCTTGTTTACTGCACCATCCGCTGGTGGTACAGGAATCGTAGCTAACGCCGCATTGTCAGCATTGACTGGTGCAACTGTTGTAAGTCAACGTACTGTTGCTTCAACTGCCGCACAAACAGGTCAAAATCTTTATGTAAACGTTGGTACTGCACAAGGTGCGGCCGCCACTATGGACGTTTATGTTTATGGTTACGATCTAACATTCCTACCTTAATAGGGACTAGGAAATAGTGAGGAAAGCCACCCCCATAAAGGGTGGTTTTTTTCCTTTTTACGCTTATAATTAATCATCCTCATTTAAGGAAAACATCATGCCATCTACTACCCTAGCACGTGGAAATGCAATCAACACTTTCTACATTCAACCATCATTAACACCAGTTGCAGTATTAACGGCAGTTAGCCCAGCACAAACTTTTGCTTTGCCTGGCTTACTTACTACTGACATTATTCGTGTTGTTGGTTTAAGTGGTGCCCAAACTTCAGGCATTGTTACTGCCCAAGCATATTGTGCCGCCGCAAACGTACTTACTATTCAATTTGGAAACATTACTGGCGGCACATTAACACCAGCGGCCGGTGCATATTCAATTGAAATTATTCGTTTAGAAGGCCCAGCCCCAGTAACGGCGGTGTAATCATGTCAAACACTAACGTATTACGCCCTATTGGGCCAACAACGTATGTTGCAGTTACAACCAGTTCATCAACTGCGGTCACTATTAGTGCTTCAGGAAATAACCAAATGGACTATTGCGCCTTTTTAAATACAGGCACAACACCCATTGCAATTACTATTGTTCCAGTTGTAGCTGGCGTTGGAAGTGCCGGAGTTACGGCTTTCCCGGCTGATGGTGCTTCTAAAAACATAGTAGTTCTTGGTGTTTCTATGCAAATGCCTATGGTTATTGCCGTTCCACCAGTATTTTCTGTAACTGCATTAGGAACTGCTTCTGTTAGCTTGTATATAACACCAGTTGGTGATCAGTCTTAAAGGAAAAGTATGACCAGCCCATCTAATTCTGCGGTACAGAATTTATTACCAGTTCAAGCCTACTTCAATTTAGATGGGTCTTTTAATACATTTATTGGCCAAGGTACACCGTTTTATGCAACGGCTAACCCAATCCAATCCGGTTTAACAATCACCAATAGCACAATTAATAGTTCTGTAATTGGTGGATCAGTACCGGCGGCTGGCACATTTACTAATATTGCAACAACAACGGGCACAATTACTACTGCCGCAAGCGGTCCAACTGACATTGTTAATAAACAATATGTTGACTACTTTGCCGCTGGATTAAGCTGGAAAGCCCCAGCACTTACGGCAACGTCCGGGGACATTACCTTATCAGGCCTACAAACCATTAATGGTGTAACCCTTGTAGCCGGCGATGTTGTATTAGTTAAAAACCAAACAAATGCCGCACAAAATGGTATTTATGTTGCTTCTGCTACTGCCTGGACGTATTCAATAGGTGGCGATACTTGGGCAGAATATGTTGGTGCCATTATTTTTATTTCATCCGGTTCATTAAATGGAACCGCTTGGTATTGCACGGCACAACCTGGCGGTACCCTTGGCGTAACTGCCATGAATTGGTCAAACTTTAGCGTAGCATCAACTTATACCGCTGGTACTGGTTTAACCCTTGTTGGTACTCAATTTAGTATTACCAATACTGGCGTTTCAGCGGCAAGTTATGGTTCTGCAACTGCTTCAGCGGTCATTGCAGTAAACGCCCAGGGTCAAATTACTTCTGCATCAAGTTCAACTATTACCCCAGCCGTAGGATCAATTACAGGCCTTGGTACTGGCGTTGCTACTGCATTGGCGGTCAATACTGGTTCGGCTGGTGCTTTTGTAGTTAATGGCGGTGCATTAGGTACCCCAGCTTCAGGTGATTTTTCTACTGGCACATTTACTTGGCCAACATTTAATCAAAACACAACTGGCTATGCGGCTAGTTTGGCGGGCGGTGCGGCTGGTTCATTACCTTACCAATCTGCCGTTAATACAACTATATTCTTGGCCGCTGGTAGTAATGGTCAGGTTCTTACATTAGCCGCTGGCGTTCCATCTTGGGCAACCCCTTCTGCCGGAACTGTTACTTCAATTGCAACCGCTGGATCAGTAAACGGAATTACCCTTACTGGTGGTCCAATTACAAGCACAGGAACAATTACCCTTGGCGGTACATTAGGAAGCATTGCAAACAGTCAATTAACTAATAGTTCTATTACTTTTGGTGCAACTGCGGCCGCCCTGGGAACTACTGTAAGTGGATTTAATGCCGTAACAATTGGTGCAACAACTGCTTCAACTGGTGCATTTACTGTTTTATCTACCAGTTCTACTACAAGCACAACACCAGTTTTAGGATTTAATGCTTCAAATTGTAATTTTGCTTTAGGTGCAACTGTTGCAAGTAGCTATTTGCAATCAGTAATGCAAAACAAATCTGCAACTGCCGGGGCTTCTACAAACTGGGCAATAAGTAATGATTTAGGTACAGATTCTACTTATTACGGTGAAATGGGCATGAATTCATCCGTATTTAGTGCATCTACACCGGCTGATTTCTTTAGCATTAACAATGGAATTTATTTTACTGGCCATGATGGTGACATAAGTTATGGTTCAGGCAATGGATTTAAAACCTATTTTGCCTGGGGAACTGTTGGTCAATCTGCCCACGTTATTAATGCAACTGGTGCTATTGGTTTATCTACTAACCTTGGAACTACCCCAGCCGGAAGCGGAACAACTGGATTTGGTACCGCTGGTTATTTAATGCAAACCAATGGTTCTGCCGCCGCCCCAACTTGGGTAGCACAATCCACTATTGCGGCCGGTTCTGCAACAACCGCTACAACTGCAACTAATGCTACAAACGTAGCCGTTACTGACGATACAACTACTGCAACTACCGTTTATCCAACTTGGGTAACAACCACTACTGGCAATTTGCCAATTAAAACGGCTTCTACTAAATTAAGTTTTGTGCCATCAACCGGTGTATTAACTGCTACAAGTTTTGCTGGTTCAGGTGCTAATTTAACAGGCGTTATTACATCATTAACTGCCGGAACTGGCGTTTCTGTATCAGGAAGCACAATTAATGCAACTGGTTCAACTATTAATTCGCAATCTAGCGGATATACATTAGTTGCCGGTGATGCTGGAAAAGTAATTTCAATTACTACTGGCGGTGTAACTGTTCCAAATGCAATTTTATCTGCCGGCAATATTGTTACTATTTACAATAATTCAGGTTCTAGCCAAACAATTACCCAGGGCACAAGCGTTACATTGCAATGGGCTGGCCAAGCATCATCAACCACCGGCAATAGAACCCTTGGTTTGTATGGCATGGCAACTATTGTTTTCATTAGTTCTTCTAATGCCGTGATTACAGGATCAGGTCTAACATGACCATAATGCAAGCATTATTAGGTGTTGGTGGAGTTTCGCCTACCCCTGATGTTAGCTATTTGATTCTTTCAGGCGGTGCTGGTGGCGGTAGTGACCGGGGCGGTGGTGGTGGTGCTGGTGGCTATTTAACAGGCACTCAATCGGTAACTGGTGGTTCCACTTATTCACTAACAATAGGTGGTGGGGGTGCCGGTGCCCCACAAGTAACTGGCGGTAATGGTAGGCAAGGAACCAATGGTTCTACTACTACATTTAACTCAATATCCTCAACTGGTGGCGGTGGTGGGGGTGGGTGTAATTTAACTTACAGGGACGGCCTAACTGGCGGTTCCGGCGGTGGCGGTTCTAAATTTGCTGGTAATGGAACTGGCGGTTCGGGAACTAGCGGCCAAGGAAATTCGGGCGGTAATGGCTCTGAATCAGGAAATTCAGGTGGTGGTGGTGGTGGCTCAAATGCGGCCGGAACAAGCGCACCACCGGCTGGTGCTGGCGGTAGTGGATCTAGCTGGTTAAATGGCATTACTTATGCTGGTGGTGGTGGCGGTGGCGCAATTTCAGGTGCGGCAAGCGGCGGATCAAGCATTGGCGGCAATGGCGGTAACAACGGTTCTGCCGGTACTGCCGGGGCAACTGGCAAAGGTTCCGGGGGCGGTGGCGGTGGCGGCGGCGGTGGAACGGCAACTGGCTACGCCGGTGGTGCTGGATCAGGCGGTGCAGTTGGAATTGCTTACGCTAATACATACCCAACTCTTACATCAACTACTGGATCACCTACTTATTCAAATACTGGTGGCTACCATACTTATTTATGGACTTCTTCAGGTTCATTTACAGTTTAAGGATATAAATGAGCCACTTTGCAAAAATAGAAAATGGAATAGTTCAGCAAGTAATTGTTGCAGAACAAGATTTTATTGATTCTTTAGAAGGACAATGGGTTCAAACTTCTTACAATACTAGAGGTGGAATTCATTACGCACCTGATTCCTGGGAACCTGATGATGGAGTTGCAATAAGAGGAAATTACGCTGGTATTGGTTACATATATGATGAAACAAATGATGTATTTTATGAACCAAAACCACATAATGGCTGGATATTAAATCAATCTACTTGGTTATGGGAGCCACCTATTTCAGCCCCACAAGATGGCAATGAATATAGGTGGAATGAAGAATTATTAGAATGGGTTCAAATCTAATATGTTTACATGGTCAATTTTAGAAACTTTTGGTGATAAAACAATTACCAAAGTACGTTACTTACTGAAAGCACAAGATGAACAAAATACTGTTGAAACTGAAGGAAGCCATCAATTTTCTGAAGGATTGGTTTGTAAACCTTTATCAGAAATTAAAGAATCTGATTTAATTGGCTGGATTGAATCAGACACTACCCAAGATGGTGTAAACCTTATAAAATTGAACCTAGAAAATCAATTAGAAGCACTAAAAACAAGTAAAAAAATGGCATTTCCCTGGGAAGCCAATACTTTTACTATTGAATAGGACAGTTTATGGCAAAGCCAATTGATATTATTACTGGTTCTTTAAAGGATATTGGTGCATTAGCGGCCGGGGAAGCCCCTAGCAATGATGCGGCCCAAGATGCCCTAGAAATGTTAAACCTGATTGTTGACCAATGGTCTAACGAAAACATGATGGTTTTTAACATTCAAGAAATTATTTGGAACGTTGTGCCAGGCCAAATTCAATACACTATTGGACCTAATCACACTACCAATAACTTTATTGGTGCCCAATACACGGGTTCAATTACTGGTAACGTTTTGACTGTAACGGCCATTAGTAGCGGTGCCGTAGTGGTTAACCAGTATTTAGGTGGAACCGGCATTACTGATGGCACCAAGATTATTTCTACCTTAACTGGTGCTGGCGGTAACGTTAACGAAGTTGGTACCTATTTGCTTAATGTTACTTATGCAAGCCCAGTAGCTTCCCAGTTAATTCAAGCTTATTACGCCAAGCCGCTAAATATTAATTCTGCTTATGTTCGTGTTAATACTAGCCAAAGTAGCGGAAGCCCCATTTTAACTGGTGGTATTGACTATCCAGTAGCTTGTATTGCCCTTGAAAACTATAATTCCATTGGCCTTAAAACGCTAAATGGACCGTGGCCTAAAGCCCTTTATTTCAATGCAAACGAAGATTCAGGCAACGTTTTCTTATGGCCAAGCCCATCCCAAGGTGAAGTTCATATGTTTGCTGAAACCCTTTTCAGAACTTATGATTCCCTTTATGACGATGCAACATTGCCACAGGGTTACACGGCGGCGTTGCGTTGGTGCCTTGCTGAACGTTTAATGCCAATGTATGGCAAAACAAATCCAGTATTGTTGGCACAAATTGGTGCTTTTGCCGCACAAGCTAAAGCTACTCTAAAATCAACAAACATGGCCCCAATGCGTGTTTCACGTTATTCAGATGCTTTATTAATGAGCAGAGCCAAAGATGCCGGATGGATTCTTACCGGCGGTTTTAATAATTAAGGTCAAATATGCCTGATTTTGGATTTGTTGGCCCATCGTATGAAGCCCCGTCCATCTACCAAGATGCCCAGGAATGTATTAACTTTCGCCCTGAAATTGATCCATTAAAACAACCTGGCATGAATGGGGTGGTGGCTTTATATCCAACCCCAGGACTTACTAATAAAGTTACTTTGTTTAACACCGCAGAAGTGCGTGGTTTGCGTAACGTTTCCGGCGGTGAATACATGGTGGCAGTTTGTGGCCAATATGTATATGTTTTAAATTCTACGTTTACACCAACCCTTATTGGAACTTTAAATAGTTCTACTGGAATGGTAGGCATAACTGATAACGGCCTTAATGTTTACATAGTAGATGGCACTTACCGCTACACATGGCGTATTTCTAATCCATTGGCGGCACAATTTATTGGTTCAACATCAACTACAACTTTAACTGTTACGTCCATGAAATCCGGTACGTTGGCAGTAGGCCAACAATTATTTGGTATTGGTGTAAGCCCTGAAACAGTTATTACTGCCCTAGGTAGTGGTTCAGGTGGCGTAGGTACTTACACAATTAATTTAAGCCAAACAGTAGCTTCACAAACTTTAAATACTGCGGCCGTAGCCGCCACAATAACTGGATCAATGTCAGGTACGGTTTTAACGGTTACTGCGGTAACTAGCGGTACCTTATACCCAGGTCAAACTATTCAAGGAACTGGCGTAACTGCCGGAACAATTATTACGGCTTTGGGTGGTTCTGCCGCATTGTCTTTTGCCATTACAACTGGCGGTACAGGATATGCCGTAGGTGACACTATAACGGTTACTGGTGGCGTTTATAGCCAACAAGCTACATACACAGTAGCAACCGTTGCGGCCGGCGTAGTAACTGGTTTAACAACTGTAAGTAATGGTGTTTATACAGTAGTGCCAGGTACACCATCCCAAACAACTACTAGCGGTAATGGTACAGGGTTAACCCTTACATTAACGTTTGGTACAGGTACAGGGGGCACAGGAAGCTATGTTATTAGCACTTCACAAACTGTTTCATCAACTACACTTTATGCGCTTAACTTTAGCGTTATGCCAGCTAATGATGGTCCTTTTACTGGGGCCGATGTTGTTGATGTGGTGGACAACTATTTTGTATATAACCGCCCCAATACTCAACAATGGGGTGCTTCTTCCCCTTTATCCCCTATTTCACCGTCTTTAAGCTTTAGTTCAAAAGATGGCGCACCGGATGATTTAGTTTCTATGATTGTGGATCACCGTGAAGTGTATTTGCTTGGTGAATCTTCTTCAGAAGTTTGGGTAGATAGCGGATTATTCCCTTTTGCATTTCAACGTATTCCTGGCACTTCTACCCAGCATGGTATTGCGGCCAAGTTTTCAGTAGCTAGGCTAGGTAATTCTTTTGCTTATTTAAGTAAAAACATTCGTGGTGATGGCCAAGTCATGATGATGAATGGCTATACCCCAACCCGTATTAGCACCCATGCCGTTGAATACAGTATTGAAGGCGGTTTTATTGCGGATGCTAGGGCTTGGACTTATCTTATTGAAGGCCATGAAGTTTACGTTGTAAGCTTTCCAACCCTTGATTTAACGTGGGCTTATGACATTGCAACCGGAATGTGGCATAAATGGCTATGGGTAGATAATCAAAACGTATTCCATCGTCATCGTGGAAATTGCCATTCCCATTTTCAAGGAATAAACCTTGTTGGGGATCATTCTAACGGTCAAATTTATATGCTTGATTCTAGTAATTACACCGATGATGGGGGTGAAATCCGCAGAGTTCGCCGTGCCCCCCATTTAATTAGTGATTATCAACGCCAATATTTTGCTGAATTTCAGATTCATTTCCAACCTGGCATTGGTTTGCCGGATGGTTCTGTTCCCCAAGCTATGTTGCGTTGGTCAGACGATGGCGGTTCTACCTATTCAAATGAGCATTGGACTAGCATTGGCGTACAAGGGGCATACAAAAACCGTGCTATTTGGCGTAGATTAGGCCAATCTAGGGATAGAATATTTGAAGTAGTAGTAACTGATCCAATCAATGCCGTGATTACTGCGGCTAATCTTAAAGCGGAAGCTGGGGATAACTAATGGCAATAGCACCAGGCGGTCAAGGCGGAATTTGGACTAATACCCAAAATAACCCTTATCCACAATCACCATTACTAGACGAACAAACCAAACGTCCAACCAGGGCGTGGCAACAATTTTTCCTTGGAATACTAAACTTTACTTCAGCTACTACGGCTAACAAAGGTGCGGCAACCCTACCGGCTAATCCAGTAGGATTTATTAACATTACAGTTAATGGCCAACCATTTAAAGTGCCTTATTACAATCCATGACACTTCTTTACGTTGAACCTTCTAAAAAGTTATCAGTTAAATCGCAAATAATAAATTTGCAAAACGAACTATTGAAAATGCCACAATCTGACATAGTTACAGAACATACATTTTTGCCAGGTATTTATGAACGAAAAATAACTATTCCAGCATGGACAGTATTAACCGGTGCAGAACATAAAACCGGTTATACGGTTCGGTTAGAAAAAGGAACAATTGCCGTAAACGTTGAAGATAGCGTAAAAATATTGACCGCACCTATGGAATTTGAATCAAAACCAGGTGCCCAGCGTGTAGGGCGTGTTTTTGAAGAAGAAGTTATTTGGACTGATGTATATGAAAACCCTGATAATTGCCAAGATTTAGATATATTGGAAGAAAGACTGTTTGTTGTTCCTGAATGTGGATTGCAAGATAACAGGGTTAAAAAGCAATTAAAAGAAATTCAAGAAAATTACAAGCTTTTTTGTGAAGAACTTGGCCTAAATCAACAAGAAATTGATAAAATAGTATCAATTACAAGTGATTTGATGGATATGCCTAAAGAATATTTTACTGAAATTAGGCAATCAAAAATTCATGGTAAAGGTTTGTTTGCTACAAAAAGTTTTAAAATGTGGGATGTGGTTTGCCCTTGTCGTTTAGATGGAAAGCGCACCCCTGGCGGTAGATATGTTAATCATTCAAATAAGCAAAATTTAATGCCAATTAAAATTGGTGATGATATTTATGCAGTTGCTTGTAAAGATATTTACCAAAACGAAGAATTGTTATTAGATTATCGTTCTATGGTTCGTATTAATTTTGGTATTACGTTAAAAGGGGAACTTCCATGTCAGCCGGAGTATCAAGCACAGTAATAGCTGGAACAATTATTGGCGGTGCCATGATAGGTAGCGCATATATGTCATCCCAGGCCGCTGGAAAAGCGGGGGATGCTTATGGTAGGGCGGCCCAACAAGGCATCGATTACAACAAACAAATGTATGGCAATGTTCTTGAACAAAATCAACCATACATGGATGTAGGGCAAAAAGGTTTAAATCTTTATGGTCAATTAGCCGATACCGGTTATTTAACCGCCCAGCCATCAATGAACGATTTAACTCGTTTAATGCCAAATTATCAATTTGGTTTGCAACAGGGTCAAGGCCAATTAAATTCACAACTCAATGCGGCTGGTGGTTTAGTTAGCGGAAATGCTATTCAAGGTGGTCAACAATTTGCCCAGGGTTATGCTGGAAATGCTTTAGCTGATGCTTTTAATCAATACCAAGTCAATCGTTCAAACGTAGTTAGTAACGTAAATGCCTTAACTGGTGTTGGCCAAAATGCCAATCAAACAGTAGCCAATATGGCTGGTGGCACTTCTGCAAACGTTGGAAATCAACTTTCAAGCATTGGAAATGCACAAGCTTCTTCAATTATGGGTCAAGCCAATGCGTATTCAGGCGCATTAAACAATTTAAGTAACTATGCCATGTTGTACGGCATGAAAAAGATGGGTTAATTATGGCCGCACAATTTACCGCAGATTTAAACCCCAAAAATACTGGTATGTCACTTGGTGACATGATGAAGATGGGCCTTTATTCGGCCGAAACTGAAATTCTTAATAGACAAGCCCAAGTAGCCAGGGAAAAAGAAAAAGAACTTCCATTAGTTCAATCTTGGGCAAAATCCAAAGAAAATTTATTGCCGGATGGCAGTTATGATTTAAAACAGTTGCCAGCATTAATTGCTATGGCACCTATTACTGGTCCTGAATTTGCTAAAAACATTGTTGATTTGACTAAAAATCACATTGAAACCAACAAAGCTTTAAATCAATTATCAGAAGATAATCGTAAACCTTTTGCTTCTATTTATGGCAATTATGGCCAAATAGCGGCAAACGGGCAACCAGTTACAGGCGGCGAAGTAATTCAATCTTTAGAAAGATTAAAAGAGTTTTACCCACAATTAGCCCAAGCCGCTGATGGACAAATTAGAGGATGGAAAGCCAGGCCATTAGATCAACCAGTTGATCCGCAATCTTTAATGAAAGCCCGTAATGAATCATTAACTCCTACCCAGTTAATTGATCAATTTGCACCTAAAGCTAGTACCGCAACAATTGGAAACCAACTTGTTGGAACTGTTACGCAACCTTCAGTTCTTGGCGAACAACCTACTGTTTCTACTAGCCCATTGGGTGGTGGCCAAGGCCAAGTAACACCTACTGCCGTACCACAAGCAAAAGCATTGCCTAAATTGGTTCAAGAAGATACAACCATGAATTATGCTGGCCCAGCTAACCCGTTAAATCTTAATAAGTTTCAAGAAGAAGCTTACGCAAAAGGCAAAGCAAACGTTATTGAATCTAATATGGCGGTTAAATCTGTTAAAGATTTGCAGTTGGCCGTAGATAAAGTAGAACAATACATGGGTAGTGCAAGTGGTGCAAAAGCATACCAAATGGTTCAATCCGGTGGTAAATATGTATTTGGTAATTCAGATTTAGATGCCCTTGTTAAAAACATTGCCCAAGTTCAAGCTAGAAATGCGGCAGTTATGGGATTGGATAAAACTGATTCTTCCCGTGAACTTAATGCCAAACTTTCCGGTAGTGAAAAGATTGATGAAAAAGCCCTTGCTGGAGTAATGCAACAAGTTAAAGCAGAAGCCAAAGCGGCAGAACTTTACACCAATGGCGTTAATAAGTTTGTTGAAAAACGTGGTGACGTTAACGGTTATATCCAACAACAAAAATTCCAAAACAAATGGGCAGAACATTATGATCCACGTATTTTCCAAATTGATGGAATCGCTGAATCTAAATTGCCTGAAACTGAAAAACAAGCAAAAATTGATCAAATTACGGGCAGAATGAGTGAATCGCAGTTTAAGAAATACAAAGAAGATTCAGTCATTATTCACCGTTTATCTAAAGGTTTATATCAATAATGGCTGATACTACTTATGACGAGGAATTAGACCTTGTTCCAGGGCTTAAATACCTAAAGAATAAGTTTGTAAGCGTTATGGCCGCACCAAAAGATTTGGATAATGCGCCGGCTATTCCAATGCAAAAAATAGATTTAGAACGTTTAGACCCAAAGTTAAAAGAACGTATTGATATGGCCAGCCGGGATTGGATGGCTAATAAAGAATTAAACCCAAAAGGCGAACCATTTCCAATTACTAGCGGATTTCGTGAAACACCACAACAAGCATCATTATTTGCTAATAAAGCATCAAATCCTAATTTAGTTGCGCCGCCTGGTTTTAGCAGTCATGAAAAAGGGTTTGGAATTGATATTCTTCCCCATGTTCCTGATACTTTTTTAGCTAGTTATGGATTGCACAGACCACATGGCAAAAAAGACCCAGTTCACGTAGAAATTAATCCTAATGTTGATTTTCAGTCAACAATGGATTTAACCGGTGATGAAGATTTAGGCGTACCAGGAATGAAATATACAAGCCGCCAAGGCGTGTATCAGCCAACCACTAAAGAAGCTATTAGCAGTCAGTTTGAAGGGCTTAAAAGTGATTTAACCAGTTCTGATTACTACACTAATACATTACCTAAACAAGTTGCCGCATTAGGTGACGTTGTTTATGGTGCGGTACCAGCCGCAGTTAAGTTTGTAGGCGAACCGTTTGCCAAGCTAATTGATAAGCTAGGCGATACAAAAATAGCAACTGAAGCCCTAGATAAAGTTACCCAGTTTGCAGACCGTCCTATTGGTAAAGCTTTTGGCATTACTAATGATCCAGCATACAACGCCGAAGCCGCTAATCGTATGATGGATTACATTGGCAAAAACATGGATAAAGGCGCAGATTACCTTGCCAAAGAAACTGGATTACCTAAATCTGATGTTTCTTGGTTTATGAACGCCGCTATGATTGCCGCCGCACCGGCCGCCGCACGTACTGGTAAAAAAGTTTATGAAACTGGTGCAGAAGTGTTGCCTAAAGCTGGTGCAGAACTTAAAGCGCAATATGAAACCGTTAAAGGTAAAGTTGAAGAAAAATTCCCAAGTTTAAAAGGGGAAGAAAACCCTAATTTGCGTAGCGTAGGTGCCGCTGAATTAAGTGCTGGCCAATTGCGCCAAGCTAAAGCCCGTGAATTGCTTGATCCAATTGATTTATCCCGTGATCAATACACCAGGAATTTTGCTGATGTTAACTATGCACGTGAAAAAGCTAAAGATGCCGTTACTGGTGAACCAATACGTCAAAAGTATGCCCAAGACAATGAAAAGCTTATTAACAATTTAAATCTAGAAGTTGAAGCTACTGGTGCCCAAAAAACAGGCATGGACCGTAGCCAATTAGGTGAAGAATTTGTTGCCGTTACTAATGCTTATAAACAAATACGTAAACAAGCAAAAGATGATGCTTATACGGCCGCTGATGTTGCCGGTGAAACTTTACAACAAGTTCCATATCAGCCTATTCTTAATTACATTGAAAACATTAAGACTAAACGGCCTACCCAATATGATCAAAATCCCATCTTAAAAATGGTGGAAGAAGATTTAAAAGCCAATGATCCCAATAAAGCTGGATCAGTCAATTTACGTCAATTAGAAGATGTACGGGCATTAATCAATGCTGAAACTGAATTTGGCACTTCAAACGGCTTTCATGGTGGCAAAATTAAATCTGAAATTGATGCAATTACCAAAGATGCTGGTGGCACTTTGTATCAAGAAGCTAGAGCATTAAATAATCGTTACATGAAAGAGTTTGAAGAAACCCCAGCAATTTCTAACATTACCGCCCTTAAAAAAGGTTTAACTGAACGTAGGGTTCCTATTGAAACATTAGTAGAAGATTCAATGTTAAAAGGACCACGTTCTAGGGTAGAAGAAATATTTAAAACACTTGAAAAAGCTGGTCCTGAAGGTGAAGCAATGATTGCTGAATTACGTGGCGTAGTTGCAGAACAAATTATGGCTGAAGCTACTAAAGGCGTTGGCCGGGATATTCTTGGCAACCCAATTGTTAATCCAACTGGTTTAAATAATATTATTACCAAACTTGATAAATCAGGAAAACTTGATCTTATTTTTGGCAAACAAGGTGCTGAACGTTATAGAACACTTAAAGACGTTGCAATTGATGTTAAAACCGTACCTGAAGGTTCTGTTAACTATTCCGGTACCGTAGCTGGCCTTAAAAATATGGCGGCTCAAATTGCTACTGATACCGCAACTTCTGCATTAGCTGGATTTCCAGCACCAGTTACAACAATTGGAACTATGATTTACAAAAGTCAAAAAAACAAAAAAGAATTAAACAAAATAAATGAATTCCTAAATTACGGTAAGGAAAGATAATGGCAAGCGTACTTCTATCCCCAGTTGGCAATGGCCAGCAATTTTTTAACAATAGCGGCACACCCAATGCTGGTGGATTGATTTATACCTACCAAGCTGGTTCTAGCACGTTATTGACTACTTACACAACTGTAAACGGCAATATTGCTAATACAAACCCTATTGTTTTGGATGCTTATGGCCGTACTCCAAGTGAAATTTGGATGCAAACTGGGTATAGCTATAAGTTTGTTATTCAAACTTCTGCCGCCGTTACTTTGCAAACTTTAGATAATTTATATCCAATATTGCAAAATGCCCCAGCAAGCGCACCCACCCTTCCAACTGGCGCAATTATTCTTTGGTCAGGCAGTTTAGGTTCTGTTCCTAGTGGATATGTTCTTTGCGATGGTACAAATTCAACCCCGGATTTACGTGACCGTTTTGTTATTGGTGCCGGTTCTACTTATTCCGTAGCGGCAACTGGTGGTTCTGCCGATGCAATTGTTGTAACGCATACACATACTGCAACTTCAACTGTTACAGACCCAGGCCATACTCATGGCTTTTCAAGGTCAGAAGGATATGCAGTTGGTGTAAGCAATCCGGCTGGCAATGGTTCACCTAATCAAACATTTACTGCCAATACAAATTCAAATACAACTGGAATTACTGTTGCTACAACCAATGCTAACGCCGGAACAAGTGGAACCAATGCTAACCTTCCACCATACTACGCATTAGCGTACATCATGAAAACATAATGGAAGTTACTATGTTTGAAATTGACCCGGTGAAGTATGGGGTTCTATGGCAAAAAGTAGAATCTTATGAAGAAAAGTTTGACGATATGTCAAAGAAAATGGATAAGATGGAAGCCAATATAGAAAAGCTTTTGGAAAACCAAGCCCAACAAAAAGGGGCTAGTTGGTTAGCTATTGGCATATTGACCGCATTAAGTACCCTAGGCGGCTGGGCAGTTCATTGGTTCACCAATAAATAGGATGGTGTAAGAAAGTGAACCGCAATGTCAGACCCATACGGAATAACAGAAGGGGTAAAAACTCTTTCCGGTAGCCTTGATGCGACTAGGGAAGCTAGTAAAGGTTTATCTAAAAGTATTGAAAACATTCAGCATGATGGGTTAGAAGTAGCCCAAAAACAAGCTAATGAACGTATTAGGGCCAGGCGTGAAGCAGAGTTTAAGAAAGAACAAGCATTAATAAAAGCATTAAAACAATGGCAACATAACAAACAAATAAGCGATGAAGAAGCAAAACTAAAGATAGATTTTGTTAAGAAGTATGGTGCTAAAGAGTGGGAAGCAGTATTAAAGATTAAAGTGGATATTGAAAATATACGCAAAAAAGATAATGAAGAATATCAACATGATTTAAAGGCAGTCAAACGGGTACAGTTTTATTGTTTTGCGTTTGCCGCAGTTATCGCTTGGTATGCTACTTGGGGATATAAGTGGTGAATGATGATTTTGACACTTTAATGTGGGCATGGGTAGTAGCTACGGGGTGGATAGCGTTTGGATTTTATGTTTATTACAATTAGTTACTTATCTTTTTGTTTTAGTTATTGGGGGTCAATATCATGTTTGGCATAGACGATATTATTGGTGCTGGTTTAAAAATCATTGACAAAGTTATTCCTGATCCCCAGGCCAAGGCGGCCGCCCAATTAGAACTGCAAAGATTAGCTAATGACGGCCACCTGGCTGAACTTCAAGCTGATATGAATGAACAAAACAACGTGTCAGACCGTTGGAAAGCGGATTTAGGTAGTGACAGTTGGTTATCTAAAAATGTACGTCCTATGACCCTTGTAGCCCTTTTAGTGGCTTATTTTATATTTGCCACGGCTTCTGCTTTTGAAATTATTGTTAAGCCCGAATACGTAAATCTGTTAGGTCAGATGATTATGCTTATTGTGTCGGCCTATTTTGGTGGCCGCACCCTAGAAAAAATAATGAGCATGAAAGCTAAAAATGATAAATAAAGAATCAGTTCCAGGGTTTGTAACTGTTTGCGTAACCCTTACTTTATGTGTAGTTGTTCTTGGTATGGTGGGCACAATGGCCGCCGGTATGTTTGATGCAGACATTAGTAATGACAAAATATTTGAAGCCATTACCCCAGCATTTCAAACCATTATTGGTGGATTTATTGGATTAATTACAGGGATAAAAATAGGGCAAGATAGTAAAGATGACGAATGATCAATTAAAAGCTTTAGGCCTGGGTGAACAATGGCTTGATCCATTAAATGAAACGTTTGATAAATACCAAATTAATACGCCACAACGCCAGGCGTGTTTCCTAGGTCAAACCCTTCACGAATCCGGCAACTTTAAATTTACCCGTGAAAACCTAAATTATTCTGCTAAAGCATTAATGGCAACTTGGCCAAGCCGGTTTCCTAGTTTAGATATTGCAACGCAATATGAACGCCAACCTGAAAAAATAGCCAGTAAAGTATATGTTGGGCGTATGGGAAATACTACCCCGGAAGAAGCCGCCGCTTATATTGGACGGGGATTAATCCAATGTACCGGTAAAGAGAACTATACGCATTGTGGGGAAGCTTTAGGTATAGACTTGATAGGTAGCCCCCATCTTTTGGAAGAACCTCGTTACGCCGTGTTATCGGCTGGGTGGTTTTGGAACAAAAAAGGGTTAAATGCCCTGGCTGATGAAGGCACAAAAGATTCTTTTGAAGTAATGACTAAACGCATTAACGGTGGCTTATTAGGTTTAGATGACCGAAAAGCTAAAATGAATGAAGCACTTAAAGCACTAGGGGCATAAAATGCACAACGAAAAACACGAAGAAATTGAATCAAAAGCAATGCAAAAAAAAGAAGATAAGCAAATGATGCAATTGCGTAGCGGTGTTTTTGAACTTAAACGTGAACTAAAAAAACATGAGGGTAAGCCTATGAATAAGGCCCACCCTATGAAGAAATAGTTATTTAATACGGGCTACTTTAGCCCTACGCAATACTTGTTCGTATTGTTCTTTGGCCATGTCATCTAATCTACGTAATGGTAGATTTTGAAAATATGACCATTTATCTTTGTATTCTTGAAGTTCTGAAGGCGGCACCCAGCCAGTTAACCGCCATCTAATTGTTATATCTGTACCGCTAGTGGTCCAAATGTGTTCATTCATGCTTACCCCTTAATACTTATATTTAGGCATACAAGTAACTTCAACTGGAATATCTGCACTAAAGCCATTAATTGAACGTTTAGTGGTTATTACATGGGCACGTAGGCCAGCACCTTCACATTCTGTAACGCCGTTAATAACTTCATTCCTAGTCAATCCAGCAACTTGTTTATCTAATACTAATTGCTGGCTTGGGGCTTGTCCATATACGGTGCCAGTAGTGCCTGAAGTGCTACTGCAACCCGTCAAAAAAACTACAAAAATAACAAAACCAACAAACATTAAGCCAGTAAATACTTCATTGGCTATTTTTTTAAACTTCTTAATTTTGCGTTGTTTATCTTCCCAAACCAAAAGCTTGTTATATTCTTCACGATCCCCCCAACCCTTATCCACCATACGTTGTAGGTTTTCTTGTTTAGCCTGGTAAGCCCAATAAGCTTGTTCTTGTTTTTGTTCTTGGTTCATGTCAATCCCTTTATTTATCACCGCAACATTGCGGTATTGGTTAATTTACTAAAGATTACTTTACTTGTAAAGCGTAATAGTGCAACTAAACAACGGAAGGCGTGAATTTGGCAACCACTACAAATTGGGTGGAAACTGGAAAAAAACCCAATATGTTGCATCCTTCAAGGTCCAGTTAACCGCCTTTTTAAATGGGTGGGGCTACTCGCTACGTCCGGGGATAGGCTATAACAACCATACATCCGATTCCGGCATCCGCTTTTGCCCCATTGTTACTTGTGATTGTTTTTTAACTGCCAAAACTCTAATAGCTTGGTAAACATAAGCCAATAGCGATCTAGGTCAGCGGCTTCATGTTCAACTACTTTGACACCGGTAAACGATGGATTGCCAGCAACCATTTTGTAGCCTACAAATACGTTGGCACAACGGGCCTTGGGCATATTAAATCCCATACGGTAAGCCGCTAATTGCATACCGTGTTCCGGGTAAATATCGGCTTTGGAAATATCTTCCGTTTCCTTGGTTTTAATGTCAATTGCAACACCATCAAAATCATGCCTTGATTTAGCTATTAAATCGGCTTTACCGCCGTACCCAAGGGGATGGGCAAAGGATAACTCCGGCAATAGCAAAAGTTCCCCAAAATGCCCTTTAATGGCTTCCTCAACTGGCCGGCACATTGGCATATGTTCCGGGATTAAAGCCCCTTCAAAAAACGCCTGAATAATGGCATGAATAGAAGTGCCACGGTCAGCGGCCACCCGTCCAGTTTGCTTGGAATCCATCATTACCCGTTCAAGCCAGGATTGTTCAGGTTCCCCAGTTTCCCTGGGAAGGGTTAAAGCGGCTAATAGGACGTTTTGTTGTTTCCAAATATCAAGGCCTGGACGTGCCGCAACCGCAATGATTCCCGATACGCTAGGGCAAAGGTCAAGTGATCTTGCATCCCGTAACGTTGTTGCTCGTTGCTGGCCGTTTTTGGCAGTAACAGAATATGCTGGGTTTCCTTCACGATCATACCAATGCCCACTTTCCGATTGACGTTCTTTGATTATCATTGTTTTGGTTTTCTTCCACGTTTTGGTGCTTCTTCTTGGGCCGGTGTAACTACAACAATTTTGCTGGCAAATTCACCGCACCAATCATGCAAGCTTTTATTTGCGGTTTGTGGGTAACGTTTGCATACACCGTATGTGTCATTAACCTGACCGGCATACCATTTACAGTCAATACATTTCATTTATTCACCTAATGTTTGTAAGATTAAACTTCTATCTTTTGGGTCTTTTACCAGGCAAGCGGCTTCAGTAATTAAAGCCCTTGTAAACCTGGACAATGCTTCATAGGAAAAACCAATGATTTCAGTTTCTTCATCGTGGCCTATATCCTGATGGGTTTTAACCGTATAGTGATCACAAACAATAAACTTAACCATTGGTTTCATATTGCCCCCTAGAAAGGTATATCGTCATCAATCAATTCTGACGGGGCAGAACTAACTGGTGGCGAATTAGGTTCAAACGTATTACGGTATTCGGCAGACTTCTTGATAACGCCTTGCATACCTTCTGACAACTTACTAAATTTATCTTGATCAAATGGATCAAGGGTAAAAATCATTGGTTCGTTAACGCCAACTGGTTCGCCCAATTTCTTTAATGCGGCTGGTATTTGACTAATTCCAGCAATGTTGGCGTATTCTTTACCATCGTATGTTGAATGGGTAATAGATACCATGCAACACTTGCCCAGTAAGACTTCTAGGTTAAATCCATCTAGTTCTTCTTGGGTAAAAGCTTTGCCACGCCAGGCTTCTAAATCTTTACGCAATGTGGCTTTTTCGTCCAGGGATAGCGTATAGCGTTTAGATACAATCAGCGGTTTGCCTTCTGCGGTTTGCAATGGCTGGCCATCGTTATCTTCACCATGTAATTCAAACATAGTGATGATTTTGCGTTGCATCTTTTTTTTACCCATCCATTCAGTTGTTTGGGTGCCTATATCAATAATTCTATATAGCTTGGCAAGAAAACTGCCGGCTGGTGGTAGTTTAAAGTCACTACCTGAACTGGTTTGTTTTGCAATAATCATTTTATTTTCCATTTCCAAAAATGTTTCCAAAATCGTTGATCACATCACGTAACAACGGGCTAACGTGACTATTTCGTGGTTTTCCACAAGCTTGACGAATAACGTCAACTTGCACTTGGGTTAAATACTCATTACTAAATTCCATGTCATCCAATGCTTTTTCAAGCATTTCTTCATGTTCTAGCATCAATTGATTTAATTCAGCACTCATTTTTATTGCTCCTTTTTTATCACGACAACATTGCCGTACTATCAAATGTAAAGTAAGATTGAGTTGTTGTAAAGTAATATTTAGTAAAAAAGGAAAATAAATGACAGATTCACAACTAATTGATATGTTGGGACGGCCAGCAAAGGTGGCAAAGCTATGTGGCGTAACGGTCCAAGCGGTGTGTCAATGGCGCAACAACAATGCAATACCAGCCGCACCCTTGATGCTAATAGCGGCAACCATAGAAAGGGAATCAGTAGGATTAGTAACCAGGAAAGACCTTTTTCCACAAACATGGCATATTATTTGGCCGGAGTTGCAAGCAATAAATTTATGATATAGTTTACTTATTGAGGAATTGAACACTCGATAACGTAGGGCTTTAGAGGTAGTTTTGTGGGTTTAGGAAATAAGATAAGAGGTATTTCCCAAGCCGTTCAATCACAGAATTACCCCTAAAGCCCTTTTTCTTTTTGTACCGTTCAATCGGACTTCCCCCGATAGCAATGCGGTTATATCGCCGGCTGGAAAGAATAGATTGGCCTACCCTTCACCCGGTATGTGCCGCATGGCCTTAAATGGGGACCATACAAGTTTTAAGGGACAACGGTGATAGACAACCCTTTAAACGATTGAACATTAACCTAGGTAGCATTAGTTCAAGTAAAGCAATACCTTCTTGAATGGATGTGGTGCTTATCACCCTTGGGGAACCTATGTGTAAAAAAACAACAAAAATAAATAAATTAGTAAGGAAAACCCTAATACATTAAAAAAAGATACAAAAGGTGTTTACAAGTAAAGATTACTTTAGTAAATTATCAATACGGCAACGGTGCCGTGAAAATTAAAGGAAAACAAAATGCACAACGAAATCAACCCAATGTTTGGAACTTCAGTATCAGTTGTAGAAGCTAATATTGAAAACGCCTATAACGTCAATATGCGTTTGGCCGGTATGTTATCTGATGCACAAGAATTAATTTCTATGGGCAACACAGAAAAAGCTAACCAAATTCTTAATCGTGTTAAGTATTACTTTTTTGAATACACCGATACACGTAATTCTGTATCAGCACAAAAACAAGATTAATTGATTAGGCCCCTACGGGGGCCGTGATAAAAAGGATAAACAAATGAAAACTTTAGCCGTCAAAACAAACAAAAACAACGTTAAATACGCCTTGGTGCAAGAAGGCAATAAATTTGGCGTATGGACTTTATGTTCTAACTATTGCCGTCATGCTAAAAGTGGCATTGCTAAAACTTGGCGTTATGTAGAACGCAACATGACTTTTGATGATGCTAAAGTTTTATTTACAAAACGTTCAAAATAATTGTTTACAACTAAAGAAATCTTTAGTAAAGTCTTAAATACCGAATGGTTCGGTGAAAAAATAAAGGAAAACAAAATGGCTTACATGAATAAAGAAAACGCAACATTAATCCGTAACGCACTTAAAGTAGCGTTGCCAAACATTAAGTTTGCAGTACGCAAAGACAGTCATTCAATCCATGTCACTATCGTTTCTAGCGACATTGATTTTAGTATGCTTGACACCCTGGCAACCTGGAATCACAAGGGTTACGCCCAAATCAACGAATACCATCTTGAATTTTATGGCCAGCACCAGCCATTGTTTGCCAAGATTATTGACATTATCAAAACCGCCCCGGCTGACAAATGGTATGACCGTTCCGATTCAATGTCAGATTATTTTGATACCGCTTTTTACATTCATTTAAACGTAGGCGCATGGGACAAACCTTACGTTTACGTTGAAAACAAACAGGCCGCATGATGTTTGAAATCTTTTGGAAACATTACCCCAGGAAGGTAGCTAAACGTGCCGCCCTGGGGGCATTTAACCGGCTTACTAAAGACGAACAAGCCCTAGCCGTAGAAGTTATTGAAGAACACGTGGCGTACTGGAAATTAAAGGGTACGGAAATGGACTTCATACCCCACCCTAGTACCTGGCTTAACCAGGGCCGGTTTGAAGATGAACTGGATATGACCCCAAAAGAACTAAAGCGGCCTTCATTACCTTGGTATAGTAATGATGAACTTACTTTGGCCAAGGGCCGGGAACTAGGACTGCAAGCTTATGCTGGGGAATCTATGGGACAGTACCGCCAACGCATCCAGCAACACATTGGAAAGCTGGCGGTATGAATGTGAAATCAGACAGTTACTTGTTTACCGTGAAAAGCTTGGGCTTACCGGTTTTAGGGGTTATTTTGCTAACCCTAATTTCAATAGCCGCCGTGAACAAATTGCTAGGGATTTTTACAATCAATGGAAAAAAGGCAACCGTGGAACCTGGGGGGATTGGCGATGATTGAAATACTTGTTCTTGTTCTTTTAATTACCGGCGTGTTTGCTTGGGCCGTCATTTTGTTCACAATAATTAAAATTTGGATGGAGTTGTAATGTCACCGTTTTTAATAGCAACCGTTGGCGTAATTTATTTTTGTATTGCAATTAATTCTTTTATCAACGGTCAAATGGGCCTGGGTATATCGTTTTTAGGTTACTCAATTGGTTCAGTTGGCCTTTACTTCCAGGCCCTATGAAAGCAGATAGCCGTGTTGTTGATCCCAATGATTGTGTAGATTATTTATACGAATTTGCCCCTGAATACGCCAAGGCCAAGGGTGAACTGGCTGAATTGGAAGCATATAAATCTAGTCTTAAAGCCATCAAGATGAAACAGTCAAACGAACAAAGTTTGGGTGCCCAGGAACGTGAAGCTTATGCCAGCCCTGAATATCAAGAACTTTGTAAAGCCATCGGTGCGGCAACGTACAAAACAGAAATGTGGAAATATCGCCTAGAAGCGGCTAAATTACGATTTGAAGCTTGGCGTACCCAAGAAGCCAGTAACCGTAACCTTGAAAGACTAACCAAATGAACAATGAACCAGTAGCGTGGATGCGTGAAGATGGCGTTATAGCTTTTCACAAGCAAAAAGAAATTGATAGTCAGGGTTACAAATGGCAACCACTCTACACCCATCCAGCAAAGACACTAACAGATGAGGAAATATTGGAATTGACTAAGGATTCCACCATATTTGAATACCGAGAATTTGATGATGACATGGTTAGATTTGCTAGAGCAATACTAAGAAAGGCACAAGAGAAATGATTTACGGCTACTTTTACAAATTGCTTATGCGTTTATCACATCGCTTTAACTGGCATCACATGAAACCCAATCCGCATTTAGAGCATGGAAAGATTCATTTATGGTGTTATTGGTGCGGTGCTAGAGCAGTATTGATTAAACCAAGCGATACATTAGCAATACTAAGAAAGGCACAAGAGAAATGAA